TGATGTTTCCCAATTGTGCCATTGCTGCTGCCAACACTGGAACCATTATGTCAACTGGTAATAATTCACCATCACCCAATACTTGATCACCTTTTTCATCCAACACAACATCCTTGACCACATCAAACAATTGGTCTTGATTGTCTTTCATGTTGGCTAGTTTGAGATAGGTTGGTAAGTCTTGACGATCCCACATATAAAATTCAAGTGGTTCGCCATAGGCTTTGACTACCACTTCGTCAGTGACAGTTACACGTTCTAGTTTGGGTTTTTGAGCTAGTTCTTTGAGTTGCATTCTATTAGTCCTTTGATCTCTCTATCATTTTGTTTGCCAGCACTACCAAGAAACTTAATCTTGATGTTGCTTTTTCTATGTCACGCTTTGCACAGGCTATTTCGTTGCCTGCTTTGGCGCTTTCTGCAATTATTGATTGCAGTAGTTCTACATCTGTTTTTGTGTCCAATATGTCTTTCATCTTTTAACCTTCAGTGTATTTAGTTTAGATAAGAAAATAGGGGGCAAAAACCCCCTATTCCAAGCCCTCACGCTCTACAGTTTATGGATATTCTGCATCATCTACAGAATAATCACCATCAACAGTGATTGTGATTGGTGTGACCCAAACAGGCGCATCAGCTGACACAGTTGGAGCAAGTCCAGTTATGTAGCCTGAGCCTGAAATGGTTACGCCGCCAGTATCATCTGATTCTTTACCTGTGAACAAAGCAAAACTAACAAGAGTTTTCTCAGTTGAACAGCCAAAGATACCTAGGCCTGCCATTGTTGTTGCGTTTGGATAATCACCATCGTCAGTGCCAAAGAATGTTGCTTTGTCAAGAACGAGGTTCATACCCAAACTATTCGTAGCAGTCGTAGCAACCTGTTGCTTTGAACCACTATCTAGTTGTGTCCAGGTAAACACATCGTTGGCCGCGTTTACAGTAACGTCTTGAAGTGCCGCAATCGTAAGCGATCCTGTTAAGGTGCCTGCTGCGTCAGTAAGGGTTAATGTAACTTCGCTGCCTGTTACCCCTGGTGCTGGATATATGTATGCCATCGTAGTTTCCTTATGCTAGTCTAGTTAATGTATATTCCATTTGCGTAATTAACAAATCATCTTCAAAACTTGTGTTGACTGCAACTTCTCTCTGTGTAGCACCATCCAATTGAATAGTGTTTTTGAGATTACGCAAGCTGCTGACGAGTGTGTCATACTGGTATAATGGATTTTTTGCGTCAGTAGTGAAGTAAATTGACACAGATGTAGTTTGCTGATTCAAGTTTACTGAAAGATCCAAAGTTTGAATTATGTTTGATTCAGCCTTTTGTGCGTTGTCAACATAAATGGTCTTTGGATTTTTAGTGTAACGTGCAACACCTGATTCATCATATGGCAGTTCTTGTGAAACTGAGATTCCATTTAGAGATAAACCTTTTATTTTTGCTATTACACTGTCTCTCACCTAACTCTCCTCAAGTTGAAGTAACCAGGGTCCTTTTCATCTGATTGAATAGTTCCATCATCATCAAAGTCATACCAGTCACCAGCAGTCACAAGTTCGTCAAACAATCGCTCTGCTCTTGCTTGATAATATCCACGCTTGGCATTGTCTGTGTCAGTGTCAGAACCAAAGTCTGCTACTTGTGGTAACACATACTCTGCAAGTGCTGTAGACACACACAATTCTGTAAAGTCTGCAGTGCGACTCTTGATCTTGTCTGGATCTACACTTGGGATATCAGCAACTGAATTGATGGATAAACTAGTATCTTGTTTCATATAATAGTTCCTCCACCAATCAGTTGACCGTATTCTACTCAATATTCTTTCAGTAGCTCTTATGAGTGCTGTTTCAACTACATCGTCAGTCAAGCCTTCATTACTGTCAAATAACCTACGGTCCTGAGATACAACATCTGCGTATTCTGCAAAACTTATGGTTACGTCTGATTCAATAATGAAAGCCATGCCTCACTCCTTATGCAGCGTCTTGAATTAGGACACCACGTCCTGCATCTATTAGGCCTACACCTGCGTGTAAGCTGGCAACAACATCGTTACCTACTGCTTCTGGACGACGACCAATTTCTAGATCAACATTCTTCTGCATAGCAATACGCATTGCATCTGCTGAGAAAACTGCCATCTTGGCGCCAGTTACACCTGTGTTGGTTGCATCTAGGTAAGAGCTTACGAACACTTGAACACCCATTAGAGTGCCAAAGAATCCTGAACGTAGAGCTGCACCTTGGAAGATGTCACCACCAGCAAATGCTGTGCCACCAATGTCGTTCATTAGTGCTGCATAAGCGCCTGCGCCTACAACACCATAAAGCTGACCAGTTTCACCGTTACCACGGATAGTAGCAACAGCGGCAGCAACTTCTGCCATGTCTAGGTCACCTGCTGTGATTTCTTGTGCAGTTAGTGTGCCAACAACACCCATTACGGTCTTGTCAAACAAACTAGATACTGCGTTACCTAGTGAACGTCCAATTTCACTTGGATCAATTGCACCCAAGTCACGAACAACTGAACGAGCTGCGATTAAATCACAGTTGATGGTGTTCTTTGTGTCTACTGGGTTTGTTACAGCAACGTCAGTTGTGATACCTGAAGTGATTGAGGTAGCTGTGACTGCTGCTAGTTCTGGAACCTGTAGCACACCGTTTGGTGCATTTACCACAGGAATCATTTCACCACCTAAGAAAAGTGAATTTTCGTGGGCGGCATATACTGTTGCGGCTTTGGCTGGGACAAATAACGCATCAGTGTTAGTGCTGGAAATATATGAATCTGCCATTTTAGTCTCCTTGTTTGGCTAGTTTATACGAGGCCTTTGGCCTTTGCTTGTTTGTAAAGCTCTCTGTCTTTACTGTTTGTGAGATCTAGAGAGGCTAGATTAAATGTTTGACGATCTATTCCATTCACACTTGACTGTGTGTTGGTTGTGCTGGGTGCTGCCTGAACAAAATGAGGATTTTGCTTGAGGAACTCCTGCACTAGATTGTCAACACTAACCGTTTCACCTTTGTCATCGTAACGAACACTGCCTTCTGCATCCACAACTTCAGCTTTGCCGTTTTTACCAAGTCTCACTTGACTGCGAATCAGTTGAACCACTTGTTCTGGATTCACTGCTTTATATTTTGCTGCTGCATTCAGTAGCGGTGAATTAACAGTGTATTCTTCAATGATACGGTTTTTCTCTTGAATCTCTGCATCTTTTTTAGAAGCCATATCCTGGAGAATCTTTTCAAACTCTCCTCGTTTGATTTGCTCTTCCTGCTCTGCCTTTTCAGCTTTGGCTTTGAGAGCCTTCAATTCTTTTAGATCACCTAGATCAGCAAGTTGACGTTCAAACTTTGACTCAATGCTTTTGCGCATTCCTGCCATATGATTGTCAAATTCTTCCTGTGTATAGGTTTTGACTTCTTGTTCCTGAGCATTTTCTGTGGCAGCCTCAGTTGCTGCACTTGTTTCCATGATTTGTTCGCTCATGTAGCGCACCTCCTATGAGTATTGTATATTATTTATTCAAACCCTGTGATTTCCGTGCATTTTCAAGCATTTTTGTGCTCTGTTGTATAAGACACGGCACAGGAGTTGAACGACCTTTGTGGCTGGGATGTGAATATAACCATTCATCTTCCCGCTCACTGTTTAATTTATCAGATAATTTACGCAGTTCAGTTGAATTGTGGTTTGTGACCACCCAAACTCTAGCTTGATAGTAGCCTAGGTCACGTGGAACACCTTGCCAATCAGTGATGTGAATTAAATTTTTACCCCAAGCTCTCCAACTCCACGGACAAACGTCACGTATTGAGTCAAAGTATGTGTGCCACTTATCCGCGACGTCCACCTTTTTTCTTTTTCTTAGCCATAATTGCCCTTCCTTGACGCTCTGCGCCTGCTCTTGTTGGATAGACTTTGCCCATTCTACCCCATGAATATCCAGTTTTGCGTTTTACTACTGGCATTAGAATACAATTCCTATAACAATTAGTATGATCAGTGTGGCAACAAAGCCATGCACAAATCTTATCATGAGTTGACCAACACTATTTCAAAGCCTGCGGCAACTGGTCCTGTTGCTCCTGCTTTGGCTCTTATTTCTATGTCTGTTTTTTCAGGTATCTGCTGTGGTATTGACCAAGTTCTTTGAAATGGTGTGCCAGGTGTTAGCACAAGACCCTTGGTTCTGAGAACACCACCCTCTTCTCTCATCATAAGTTTTGCAGTGATGTCTTTGTCTTTGGTAGATGAAACATTGCCACTCAGCAAGTATCCTGTTTTGCCTGCGGGTATTGTATACACTGCCATCATTGTTTGTTGAAAGTCTGGCTGTATCTGTGCATAAACTGTGCCACCGTTGTCTATGTCCAACACGCCTGTTGCATCTTGTCCATTTGACACAAATGCTCTAAACACTCTGAGAAATGTCTGTGTGGTTGTTGCTACACCTAAGCCACCTAGTGTGACTGACTGTTCTACTTCAGCATAGTCACCATCTAGTCCAATGATGGTTACTTCTACGCCATTGTCACTTGCACCACTTGCTGATGTAACAGTCATTGCGAGAGCTGATGAAGGGTATGCATAGATTGCTCCAGCGTCCCAAACAGTTTCATATGATGTGCCCACTGCTGAGTTAAGGCCAAACTTGTCTATTGACGAAGTGTCATTGAATTCACCCAATGCAATGGCCATTCCTGTGGCCAGTGTGGGTTGATTGTTTGAGATTGGTTTACTCATGTGTGTATCCTTGTGCTGCTAGTGCAAGATGTTCTTCAACAGTTTGAGCTATCACACGTTCACCTGTGTTGGGTGCAATCATCACATGAGGTTCAAAGTCATCTGAGTTGATTTCTTCACGTATGGCAGCTAGGTCATCGTCATCAACTATCACAACTTCTGCGATTTGACGCTCTAGCGCACGACGATAGGTTGGTGAAGTGTTGGGTGCTGCTTGTGCTCGCATATACATTTCAAGATCACTTTTGGTGTCACGTAGATTGAATGAGTCTGGATAGTAGATCACGCCATCCCACGTATAGCCCATGTATAGGCCCCACAGTCGCCATATCTGTTCTTCACACAGTTCTAGGTTGTCACCCTTTTCTGATAGACGTGCATTGAGCAAACTGAATTCTGTTTCCATTGCCACACCTGAAAGCACACGTGATTCAGTTGCTCTAACTGCTCCAGTGTTGGCCATCTTGTCTATTGATTCTACAGTATCTCTTATGGTAGCAAGTATCTTGTCTACTGAAGCTCCTTGCGTGTCCAGCACATAGGGTTTGAGTCCTGGATCTAGGTTGTCAGGCATGTGTATGATTGCACCAGCACCTACGCCTGCATTGGTGTCTGGTGTTTTAACAAGACTTGGATGTGAATCTAGTCTTATTGATTGATCAATTTCACTTGTGGCATTGTAGATGAACTTTTGAGCATCTGCAATATCAGCAATGTCACTTATGCCAATGCCTCTCACAATTGATCGCTTGTTGTAGGCAATCACACAGGGTATGACGCCTAGGTTATTTGGTTCTATGTCAACACTTTTGACTGCTGCGTCTTCTGAATCAACCACCATTGTTTTGATTTCAGTGGTGGTCCATTCTTTGACAGTTTTGATTGAGCCGTTGATGTCTTCTATGTATTTGAATCTATCCAATGTGTATTCACCATTGGGTGAACGCTGCCAACTCCAATCAAGAACCATAAGAGGCGAAATGAGGCTCACATAAGGACGAACACCCAACTCCATCTCTTCACCTCGTGTGTTTTGGCCAAGGAATGGTTTTGAAACTATAACCCATGAGTGGCCAAATATACTTGAGTAGGTTGCAACATCTTTCATAAATGCATTAAATGAGCGTCCATCTCTGTCTGCGTCTTTGAGAAATTGTTCAAGCTGTGGTGCATCCTCCATTGATCCAAAGTTACGATGTGGCGGCAGACGAAACAAGAATCCATTGTAGACTTGTATCACACTTGCACAGTGATTCTGCAGTGGAGTGTTGCGCAGTCTTGCTGCGTATTCTTGAGGTGACTCATTTTGGTAACGCACAAGATGGCCTGCGGAGCGATATTCTTCTCCGCCCATGTATGATTCAAATAGGTATTGCCAATAGTCTTGATAGTAAGTATAAGTTGCGTTGCCTGACGTGACTGAGTCTATGTCATATTCTAGTAGGTCAATTACATCCATAGGTGTTCCTTAGTATATTTTGTGCCCCCAACCTGACTGTGTTCTAGGAGCTGTGACTGTTCTGCGCACTGGCCACAAGTAAGCGATGCAGTATGATAGTGCATCAAACACATGATCTTCTCCTGTGTCTTTGTCAGGTATCTGAGTGCCTGGCTTGAACACATGTTTGTCTAAACTATTTATCGTGTGACGGCATTTAGGGTCTATAAAGAGGTGATTTGCACCAGTTGCGTCTTTGAACCTTGCGTTTATTGCGTTTATTCTATCTCTCACAGGATCATGTTTGCGTGGGGCTTTGACCACAAATCCTCTGTTGGCCAGTATGGTATGATCAGAGCGTCCACCACTTGATGTTTGTTGACGAGAACCTGAAGGATCTGGATACACAAATACTTTTGCATAGGGATAGCGTGATTCAATCTCGTCACACAGTTCATCTGTGTTTGACCCCATTATATACAGTTCATCTATGATCCACATGGTGTCTTCTACACGAACGCCCACTGTTGCTGTGATTGGTGAACGGTTGAAGTCCATGCCCACGTGTAT